AGCGACAATATTGTTGAAGATACCGAGCAGATTCGTCCGCTACTTATACTTGATGGTAAACCTTTGACTGAACATAATAGGCAGTCTAGTATTTCTGTAGTTCACAGTTATGCTGAAAATAGGAACTGGAAGGCTTCAAGATCTAGATACTACAAAACTGAATCTCCCAGAAAGACTTTCTCGATAAGTTGGTCAAATCTACCAAGTGATAGAACTCAAACTGTAGATCTTAAGTTTGGCAGGGATAAGATTAGGGAACTAGCGAGCGACCCAGACATCCATATTCTAAAGTTTTTAAACATGGACTCTGACGGAACTACTCCTTACACTGAAACAGTATATAATGTTGTAGTGAGGTCTTACAATGAAAGTCTTATCAGGCGAGATGTTGATACTGATCTTTACTTGTGGGATTGTAGTCTTGAGTTGGAGGAAGTGTAAATGCTTAGTAAAGATATTTATAACAACACTTTAACTTCAACTTTTACATCGAAGACTTCTGCTGCTTCTCAAAGATTAAAGCCTAAAGTTGTGATTGATTGGATGGATAGCAGACATCTTACAAACTTGACGGCTTCAACTACTGACGCTCATTCAAGCAACTCTCAGGGTGATTCTGGCTATTTTTTTGCCCCAAAGCAGGCAGTGAATGGTATTGAAAGGCAGTCTTACACTTGGGGGGTTGCTGGTGCCAAAGATGCTAATGGGAAGGTGATTAGAGCAGATGGCAACTGGTTTGCTATGCCATCAGACAACTCTGACAACTATGAATTTGGTTGGTGGTCGGGCACTGCGTCTACTGCCAACAGTCATTCTACTTATTCTGGATATGAGTTTGCTTCAAATCCCACTGTATCTTTTGAATTTGATTCTCGCAGATGTAATATTGTTAGGGTTGTAACATCTGAATACTATGGTCAGATTGACACATATAGAGTTACTGTAAGAAGCAATGACTCTGGGGCGGCAGACCCGGTTTACACAGCCGTTGGCACAATTGCTGATGGTTCGTATTATAGGGATCATGTTATTGCACCTGAGGCTTCAACTCAAACTATATACAAAGTCGAGATTGAAGTTATTACAACTAAGAATCCAGAAGATTTTGCAAGAATTCAGGAAGTAAATATTTTACTTAAAGAAGATATTTCTGATTTTGTAATTGATTATTCCTCTTCTAAAATTAGAGATTTGCATCAAACAAGTTTGCCTATTGGTGGATCTAGCTCTGGCGGATTAAACTTTACTTTTGACAATGCGGGTAAAGATTTTAATATCTACGGGTCTTCCAGCACCTACGGCCCTTTAATGAAAAAAGACTTAAAAATTTATGCTACAACTGGGTGGCAAATTGTAAAGTCGCCATACGATTACATTGATAAGACCTTGCGTTCTGCACTCAATGCTTCGGACACATCTATATCAGTTGACAATGTTGATGATCTACCAGATGGCGGGGCTGGTAATTATTTTGTAATGATTATTGAGCCAGACAGCTCCAACCAAGAATATGTTCTATGTTCAGGAACAACTGGTACATACACAATAAATGTGGTTGAAAGAGGCTACAACAACTCAGCTGCTCGCACTCATGCAGTAGACAGTTTGATTAGATTTGAGACTTTTGAGTATCCTGCTTTTATGGAATCTTATATTGATGAATGGAGTTCATCTAGTCAGAATATGACTGTTGCTGCAAACGCTATTGATTGGACAAAGTTTATGTCTGAAAAGGTAGTCTCTAGGGGGTTCTTTTTAGATAAGACAACTGTATCTGATGCTTGCGAAAGTTTGCTCATGATGACCAACTTTCCAAAAGCAGATATTGATAGTATAAATAGATTTGACATTTCTGCTGCAAAAGGTGAGTCAATTCTTCACTTTGATTTTAACGAAGAGACTAGAGATAGATCAAACAACACCATCACTGTTTCTGACGGGCTTCGAGGAAGATTCTTTTCAATGCCATCGGATGCTCTGAATCAAGTTAAAGATATTAAGGCTGATGCACTAGACAGGAAGCTGACAGAACTTGAAAAAGCTTTAGGGGTGACCGTTTCTATATCTCCAGACTTTGTGGGCAATTCTTCAAACATATCTAGCAACACCAGCCTTGCTGTTGATTTACAAAACTTTACTTATACCGACAATGGCGGTGAAACTGTCTCAACTTATTACAACGGTGTTTTTGATGGATTTTATATACCAATAGAAACTGGTGATCAACTTCTTTCTGTAGACATTTCTCATGGCGGAGTTAGAATCTATTTAGACGATACTTTGATTTTAAATGAGTGGAGAAACCATGTCACTAATCCCGCGACTCCAGAAACAGTTCAATCTGATTTAGTAAATTTGACTGCCGGTCGTGCTTATAAGATAAGGATTGAATTTTTCCATACTAAAGCTTTTGTTTCTGGTGAGAACTTTTCGATGGCTCTCAACTATCAACTAGACGGTGGTTCGGTTTCACCAGTTCTTGCATCAGACTGTAGAACAATTTCTGTTTTAGACAAAATCGGTTCAAGAGATGCCTCATACCAGGCTCTTACTAGTGGAAGTCCCACTCCAGATAGAAATAAGCAATCAAATTATGCTTTGTATCTTGGTGGCGGAGAAATTGGTTTAGAAGGCGGACTGGTTTCCTCTGAGCAGAACTACTCTTGTTTATTAGGATCTAATAAGTACATAAGACTTCCTTATGATTCTTCTTGGAATGTAATGAATTCTTCAAGCAATAACTATACTGGTGAATGGTCATTTGAAATGTACATAAAGCCTACTGCTGCATTTTCTGGTGATGGTGAATACTTAAGCACTTGGGCTAACGCTTCTCCTACTGCTGGTTTTGAATTCTATTCTAATGCTGCATCTAATGGATTTAAAGTTATTACTTCGTCAGGCACAGAGTCTGTATCATCTACAACTTCATTGTCTACTTCCGCATGGTCCCACATAGCCACGACTTTTGACGGAACAACGCTCTCGTACTACGTGAATGGCGTTTTAGAGGATTCTACGGCGTTGTCAGGAACGATAGCGGATTGGTCGGGGTCGGATGCGACATTTGGTGGTCGTGGTGCAAGTTTTACTGAATTGGTTGGCGAAACTGCACCTTCAACTATAAGAGATATCTACTTTGACGAATTTCTTATTTACAGAAAAGCGATGTCTGCTTCCGAAATTGCTGACAGGTACACAGAAGCTGTAATGCAGCCTCTGACCATTTACCCGTTCCTTTATGGTAATGAGGCGTCAATTAGGGAAATTGCAGATCAAATAACTCTTGCCGATCTTGGTCGATTGTATCTGGATGAAGAAAATAAAGCCAGATATGAGCACTTCTATAGATTCTTTGAGCCATCTATTGATCAACATGCTAATACTCAAGTTTCTATAAATGATGACAATCATATAATATCTGCTGATTATAATGTGCAATTACAAGCGAATAGGGTTGTCGTAAAGATTGCTGGGTTGTCTTCCAATTTGGTTGGAGTCCAAGGGCTGTGGCGTGCAGAAGATCCTACAACTCTGGCTGTTGTAAATCTTGAAGAATCATTGACTGATTCGGATGTCAGTATGTATGTGTCTACAACTACTAATCCGCCTTTCTTTAAAACTGGGTATCTTGTTATTGATGATGAAATTATTAAGTATACCAACAAGACGCCCAATTCGTTTTTGACTTTAGAGAGAGGTCAGTTTGGGACAACTGCTGCTGCTCACACTGCAAATACCGCTGTCAGAGAGGCAAGATATTGGGATCTTACATATGATAAAGCTCCTGCGTATCAGGTAAAAAATCCTTTTATTACAGGTATTAGATTTGAAGAACCAGACCAGATTGACATTTTAAAATGGGTTGCCGGTAATTATGGAGCAGAACTTATAATTGCTGCTAATGCAACGGTTGATAAGAATACAGTTGTTTTCGCTGAGGGCACGAATCCATTAACGCAAAAGGTTGCATTTACTTCTGTTGCTGGAATACCAGTTGTGCTTACAGAGCAGTCTAGTCAGATTAAAGAACAAGTTGCTGAACTTGAGGATAATATTAGACTTTATGGATT